CTATATATATTTATTTTGGAATAAATGGTTTTAAGTTTTTATCACCTTTTATGATTTGTTTTAATTTGATTTGTTTTTTCAGGTTTTTCTTATCAATCTCATCAACTGTTAAAGGTGTTGATTTATTAATTCTTTTTGTTGGTCTATATACTGGGTATTGTTGATTACCTACATCTTTCCACACCTCTTTAAACCATCTTGATAAATTTTTTGGTTGGTTATCATCTCTGTATCTTCCACCAAGTGATTTATATGTTTTGACAATATAACCGCTTTTATAAGCACTAGGTTTTTTATAGATTTTATCCGCTTCAAGTTTTACTTTATTATATAGTTCTTTATCAACTATTTCAGGCATTATATTACCAGAGAATTTTATCCGCCCACCATCCATTTGAACCTGTTATAGCAATATCTCTCGCGTGTCGTATTTTATACAATTTGCGACGCTTATCAGCATATGCTTTTCCGTTTTCTATGATGTGATTTGGATAGTCCATCATCCCGTATGAACCTATAGATGCAATCTTTATACCATCTTTGTAAATATCAATCTTCTTTTTTGGATTAGTTGATGGTTTCAATTGAACATTTAATTTCTTTGCCTGTTTTTTACTGTGTTGTGTAATATTATAAGCCATTATTATAATATAGATATTTTTTAGGGTTAGGCAGGTTAGGCAGAAAACCTATTTTCTCTATAATTTATAAAATAATGTCCCAAAAATAAAAATTTAGCGATTTTGCCTAACCTCCCTAACCTCCCTAACCTTTTTAATTAAAATTTACTATAATACTATCAACGACTTTAATGATATTTGGTTTAAGTTGCTTCTTCTTTAATTTATTCATCTTATAATATTCTTTATAATATGTTTGTTTATCAGGATTATCTTTAACTTTATTACGCTCTTTAAAATAATCTGTGTTCTTCTTGTAATATTCGTCATAATATGCCTTGATATCTCTCATATTAATTATATAATATATAAAATTTAAATCTAAACTTTATATATATGGATAAAAACGATAACTATGCATTACACGCTGTTGTTGTAAAAAAACCGATTGATATGAAGGATGCACAGAGTATTGCTGATAAATTTATTAAAAATGTAAATCGTCATTTCGTAAGAGATACGAAAAGCAGTTTTAGATTTAGGAATATCCCTAAACAAAAATTTAATAAATTTAAGACTAAAAAAATTAATGATAAAATATCATTAATATTTGGTGAATTAAAACCTGAAAATCATCATCTAAAAGGTAGTGGTATTTTAGATTATTTCAAAGCACCTGTAAATTATGTCAGTGATAAGGTTAAAACGATTGGTAAATATTTTAGTCCAAAATTAGATGGTTATAACAACAAATCAACTAAAACTATTTCAAAGTATGGAGATATGCCTGTATTGAGTATGCAAATATTTAGAACTCCTTTAAGTAGTAAAGTTGATATGTTTTTGAATGCTCTTTCATTTGGTAAATTAAATACAATTAAGAAGAAATATGGCTTTGATGAATTCTTTCATCTTGCTTTAGTTTGTAATTTAGGTTCTAAAAATATTATGTGTCAAAAAAATTCAGTAGTTGATATAACCGAAGCATACAAAGAAAAAGAAAATACTGAAGTCTTTAATGTTGATATGATGGGTAAGACATTTACTATTAATGATATGTTAAGTAAAACCCGAGCAAGATTAGGAGATAAAGCATTTTTTGAATATGATATGTTATCTCATAATTGTCAGCACTTTGTCGCAAATTTATTAGAAAGTGAAGGATTATATAATGAAGATGTTAAAAAATTCGTATATCAAGAGTTAAGTGAAATTATCAAAGAAATTCCATCATTTAGTAAATATCTAATAAGAGGAACAACTGATTTAGACGCTCTTATCAATAAATTAACAGGTGGAATGCATCCAGCATATCCTTTATATGGAGGGAGCAGAAACACTATGGATAAAATAGGGCGGATGGTAGGAGGAAAAATGGACCGATTACAGTATGATGTAATGAGAGATAATGAAGGAGTTGAATTTATTAGACCAAATAAAAATGATTTACTACACAGAACCGCATTACCACTAAATCCACCAAGATATGATGACGCATTGCCTAAAATTGCAATCCCTTATGGAAAACTACAAATTCCTAAAAAGGGCGGGATGAAACGGAAGAGAGATGAAGATAGAACACCCGCGTATGATATGTCATATTATTATGACGAATATATGCATCTACTACGAGAACATAAAGAAAATTATACAGGAATAATGAATGAATTAAATAATGCTGAACCTAATGAAGATGTTAAAGCAGAACTTAAAGTTATTGAAGATTTTCATAATGTTATAGATGCTTTCAAACACCATATATCATTCAAAAATTTAAAGAATAGGGAAACAGGAACACAAAAACCATTTCCATATTCACTTGACCAACTTGAGCAAATACTTGAAAATTATGATAAACTTATGATGGACTTCCAAGACCATAATGAAGAATATAGTGAAGAAGATGATGGTCCTGAAGGTGGTAATAAAGGACAATTTTTTATGAGAGCGTTGATGGCAAGTAAGAACCCAAAACTAAATAAGGATTTTAAAAAAATCAATAAAAAGAAATTTCAAAATGCAGAAGGCAAACATTATTTTGAAATTAAAGAAGCGAAAAAAGTTTCAGGAAATGCTGTTGCAAGAACCATTAAAGATGCAGATGATAAGAAGTTTCACAACCATTTAATTAAAAAATTTGGTTTAACTGGTAAGATTAAAGAACTTAAAAAATTATCAGGTGGTAGTTTCAGTATGCCTTCAATACTTGAAGGTGGTGCTAATGGAAATTATGATGCACTCAATAAGGTTATTAAATCATTAAAAAAAATAAGTGGTGAAAGAGAATTATCGCCAAAAGAAAAAGAAATTGGAGAGATGATGAAAGATATGAAGAAGCAAATGATTAAAACTAAAGCATCCTTTAGAAGCAGTAATATATCAACCGAAAAAACAAAAGCAAAACTTGAAAAAACAGAGAAGGAATTCAGGCGTAAAAAGAATTACAGAGGATTAATACCTATTCCGCCCGCTCTTGAAGCATATAATAAAGAACAAGAAAGTGGGAGATATTCAAGCGGGAGAAAGAAATTAACAGGCGAACAACTTGAAAAGAAGCGGAAATATGACAGAGAGCGACTTGCTAAAAAGAAAGCACTAAAACAAAAACCAAAAGAAGAGATTAAAGAAGAAGCAAAAGGTGAAAATAAAGAAGAAGCAAATAAACAAGCATTTATAAATAAATATGAAGATAAAGTGAGAAGTGGTATGACATATCTAGAACGTAAAAAATCGTCATTTGATAAACAACCAAGGGCAACCATAAAAGGAAAAGATGATGAAGTTATGAAAGCATTAGAAGAACTATATGTATTACATCATAAACCAGATATAACAGATAATGATATTGGAAGATGGGGTGTTGATAATAAACTTTATTTATTAAATATGTATAATACAGATAGAAGAAATGTATTACCACAGAAAGATGTAATAGCATATAAGAAACTAAAGAACTTTCCAGTATCATATACTAAATTCTTAAAAGCACATTTTTTTAATTAAAAATTCACTTAAAGAAATATTATTTATATATTATAATATAAATGACTGAAATTAAAAGTTTAATTGATAAATGCAAAACCCTTATTGCGACTTGCGACGATATGGAAATGATGTTATGGAAAAATGAAAGTATGTTATCAAATCATCTATATAATATTAATAGTATCCTGTTGAAAAAAAAACATATAGAACTCGCTAAATTTCAAAAAGCAGAGATTGCTAAATACAGGAAAATTGACCGCCTTAATAAAAAGAAAGAAGAAGCAGAGAGATACAACGGATGGGGAATAATGTATTGGTAATAACCTTTTTAATATATAATATATAATAATAATCTATTATTATATAATATGAATAAAACTGAAAAATTAGAAATTGTAAGAAAATTAAAACCAAAATTAACAAAAGAAATTGCTGTTAAAGACTTTGAAAATTTAAAAGAGATTGGGTGCGACCATAAATCGGGTTCAACTGTTGGAAATGATTTTGTTGATTTCTATACACTACCAGAACGACTAGAAACGCTGAGCAAGAAGGGATTTAATTTTTATGATTTTTGGAATAGTAAATCGTCATATATGAAAAAAACATATATAAAGAAAATACTAAAATATTATAAAGAAAATGACCCGAACAGAAATGAACATCAGGTATGGTTTAGAATATTTAATTTATATATGGGTGCTATTAGTATTTTCAAACCAATAATGGCGATGCATATATATTGTATGTTCAAACCAACAAGCATTTTAGATATGACTATGGGATGGGGTGGGCGGTTGGTTGGTGCTTGTGCTTTAGATATTCCAAATTATACAGGTATTGACTTAAATTACAATCTTAAAAAACCATATGAAATGATGTGTGAAGAACTTAACAAGCATTCAAAAACTAAAATAAAATTATATTTTCAAGATGCATTAACATTTGATTATTCAAAAATAAAATATGATATGGTTCTAACATCTCCACCATATTATAATATTGAACTATATAGCGGGACTAAACAGATGACTGAAGATGAGTGGAATAATAAATTTTATATGCCCTTATTTGAAAAATCATATAAATATTTATCAAATGGCGGTCATTATTGTTTAAATATTCCACAATCTGTTTATAATGATGTTGCAGTTAAAGTCTTGGGGAAAGCAAAATATTTTGTTCCTATGTATAAAATGCAGAGAAAGAAAGGAGAACAATATAAAGAATATATTTATGTTTGGGTTAAAAATGAAAAAACTGGCGGAGGTGGTGATGAATACCCCTCATTACCAAAAGCAACATATAAAAATGAATGGGTAGAAGCAAAGAAAAGTAAAATTGCAGGGTATGGAAATTTTGCAAAAAAAGATATACCAGATGGAACTAAGATTGCGGATTTTATAGGAGATGAAATGACTATGAAAGAATTTAAAAAAAAATATGGAAAACCATACGCTGAAATGACAGAACTACATCCATATTCATATGTTATGCGTAGAATACATAAAATTATAGTTTCATCTAATCCAAAATATTTTACAAAAAATGTTGTTAATTATACGAACGAAATACCACCAAATTTTAATGTTGTTCTAAAACAACGAGCATTATATGCTATTAAAAATATTAAGAAAGGCGAAGAATTATCTCTTGAATATCCAAAAGACTATCATAGATATTGGTTAGAAGGAAAAGGCAAAGATGATAACGCTGATTTAGAAAAGTTATTATTTAAATTAACACCAATTGAAAAGATGGGTGATAACTATCTTAAAAGGGATGATTATTTTGAATATGCAGGACAGCGAGGTGGCAAAGTAAGGTCTGCATTATATATAATGACTAGGCATAAAACGAAAGGGATAACAACCGCAGGTAATAGGAACTCTCCACAGATTAATATTGTCAGTAGTATTGGTAAAAAATTAAATATTCCTGTTTATGCTTTTACATCAACAGGCGAACTAGGTGATGAAGTTAAACTTGCAAAAGAAAAAGGGGCGAATATAATACAAGTTCCAGTTGGATATGAAACAAATATAAACCATAAGGCAAAATTATATAGTAATAAACATAATTTTATTTATGTTCCTTTTGGAATGGATACAGAAGACGCTCATATTCTAACATCAAATCAAGTTAAAAATATACCAGATAACATTAAAAGAATAGTTGTTCCTGTTGGGTCGGCAAGTAGTATTATTGGAATTATTGAAGGTGTTAAAAAATATAAACCACATATTAAAATAATAGGTGTTGTTGTTGGTGCAAATCCTCTTAGAAAATTAAATAAATATGTTCCAGATTGGGAACAATATGCAACATTAGAACATTCAAAATTAAAATATAGCACACCCGCACCAGTTTCTAAATTTGGGGACTTGCAACTTGACCCATATTATGAAGCAAAGACGATTCCGTTCATAAAGAAAGGCGACTTATTGTGGATTGTTGGAGTTAGAGAAAGTATTTAAAGAATTTAAAGAATTTAATTCAAAATTCACTTAAAGGAATATTATTTATATATATTAATAAATGACACACAATATTAAAATGACATATGACGAATTATCAAGAGTTATTGATTGTTTAAGTTTTTCTTATAACAACCAATCAAGCGATTATAAAAAGTTTGTAGATAGGTTAAAAAAGACGCAAACTAAAGCATATGAAAAGAAGGCAGAAGAAAAGAAAGCAGAAGAAAAGAAAGCAGAAGAAAAGAAAGCAGAAGAAAAGAAAGCGGTTGAAATACTTGAAAACAAAGCAAAAGATTTTATTGAAAATTCAGTTAATAAAAAACCAACTGAAATTGATATTAAATTAGATGCCTATTTTGCACCCCTAATTCAAAAGGAAAAAAATAAGACTCTATATGATAAAGTTGTTAAATTTTATGAATATAGAACTGAAATTGAAAATTACGAAAATGAAATTGAAAAATTAGAACATACATTTGAACATAAGAAAAACATTATTATGAGAGAAGAAATTGCTCCTGAAGCAACTAAACTAATTGAAAATGAATGGAAAGAAAATATCAAGAAAGGAAAAGCACCTCCTAAGAAACAAAGACAACAAACCATTTTTAATAATCATCAAAAGGCATTTCAACCCAGATTTGATGCAATTGAAAAAGAAATTGGATTAATACATCAACGTTTTCTACTGTTTCAAGTTAATAAATTAGATGATGACCTTAATCTTGATTGGAAAATTAGAGGTATCCTACTTGAACATAAACTTGAAGATATTGATAAGGATAATACAGAACAAGATATTGAAAATAAAATTAAAGAAAAGGAGAAGAAAGATGACGAGAAGAATTTAACCTTTGCAAATAAATTTTTAGATGATATGCTTAAGGATTATAAAGGAAGCAATTTAACACTTGAAAAACTAGCAGGAACAGAACGTATTGGATTAATGAGCAATATTGAATGTAATGGCGTTAATATTAGAGAACTCGCCAGAACTCGCCTACAACAACAACAACAACAATAAACTTTATATATACAATTATTAATATTATTATGAATTATAATAATATTAATTTTATTCAGTTGATGATATGACGAAGATTTCTTTTTCAGTCATAGCAATCATAGGATAATTTTTAAAGATGGTTGCCCATCTAGATTTTGAATTTTTTAATTTCTTTATATCTTTCTTATCAAGTCCTATATAGTCTTGTAATAAATAGTTTAACTGCCTAGCACTTCCAGAATGTGGAAAATATACTATAAAATGTGCTTCATTTAAAATTCTTCTTGTATCTTTACCTGCGGTTGGCAGATGGTTTGAAACCCAGCAACTTATATTATGATGGCGACCAACTTCTAAAACTTGACTAAGAATATCATAAACCGCCCCTCTTTGCTTCTTATCTCTTATAACATCTATATCATCAAAAATAATCAAACTATCTTTAAAATCTTCAATATCAATAGGATTAGATACTAGGTCATCATCTATTTTAATCCTACTAGGTTTTACTTCGTCTAGACTTTCATCTTCTTTAAGTGCTGAGAATAGATATATAGGATTTTTCTTGAATGCCTTCTTGTATTGCATAACATATTTTTTTATATAAGTTGATTTACCACTACCACTTGCTCCTGTTATAAATCCTATTTGCCTCTCTGTTTCAATATCTGGAATTTGTTGAAATTTAGAAGTCCCTGTTAGAGTAAGAGTATTAAATTTTTTAGTTATATCTGCGTCATCTTCATCTTTAGTTGATATGCTTATAATTTTATTATTGAGTTTGCCCCCTTCTACTCTACATAAGGTTCTACCGATTGACTGTAAATTCATATTATAAAAAGATTAGATTATTATAATAGAAATTAATATTTTTTATTTTGAATTATATATTGGGCATATAGTTAAATACATCAAAAGTATTAATGTCTAGAAGTGGTTGATTATTCATATATAAATACATAGATACTTGTGGATATGCTATATTGTTAAGCATTGCTTTATATTGTTGTAAATATAATAGTTTTTCTTCTTCTGTTGTTGCTGTTAGTATCTTATAATTTGTCATATTTAATTTTGTAATGTCAGGAAGAATATCATACACATCTATACTACTCATATATATATATAATTATAGATTTTATTTTTTAATTTAATTTTGTTCTATGCTACTTTTACAATACATAAGACTTGACGCCCTGCTAAATTAATACTCTGATTTACATTAAAGTTAAAGACTGTAATAGTGATATAGTCAGTTAGTGATGTTATATTGACAATTGCAGGAAATGCTGTCCCTGGAGACACTGGATTATTACAGGTTAACATAGTTTGAGTGTTAAAACTCGGTTGTCCAGATGCAGGTAGGGGCATATTTTTATTTATTTGTCCATAAACATTTAAATTACTATTTGCTTGAAAACACCAATTAATTACATATTGTCCAACTGCAGGAAATAAGAGTTTTCCAAAAGTTGATGCAGTATTACCCCATCCTGATGAAGAATGTCCTGATTGTGATACAACCCAACTAGATGACTCAGTATTAGAAACAGCACTATAGTTTAAAAATGTTAATTGACTGTTGATGAATGTCTGTGTTGTAGAAGTAAACTGCGAAGGACTATTCCAACTATATGTCGCGATTGATGTTGTGCTTACATTAGTGCTAGTATCTGGAAAATAGTATAAATATGTAGGTGTAAAAGTAATTTTATTTAAATCACTTGTTTGTTGTGCACTTAATATTGTAGCACTAGCAGGATAATTTGGAATTGGTGCTATAGAGGGTGAGCTATTTGTATAGACATTATTAAGATAAATATAAAAACTTTGTGTTGTATTTGATGAATAATTACCAACAGGAAATATAGGTGCTTGTGCTAAAGTAGTAGGTGCATATGTCATAGAGAAAGTGTTATTTCTAGAATATACGACTGACCCTGAACTTACTAATATAAATGGTTGTTGAGAAGCTGTTGTTGTTGCTCCAATATTTATAAATATATTATTATTTAGATTTATAGTATTCTTTGCAGTAATCATAAAGGCTGAAAATAAATTACCTGCAATAGATGGGTTAAATGAAAAATATGAATTTACAATTGAAAATACCCCGTTTGACTGGTTTGTCCTAAAACATATAACCTGATTGTTGCTTGTTATGTTTGAATTTGTAATACCTGAAATAATTTGTGCGTTATTACCAATTAATAATGGCGTTGCATCAGTGTTTGGTAATACGGCACTATAAGGACCTCTATTAGTAATATTAACATAATCAAATTGCCATAATTCTCCTCTAGCAATATTTACCATAATTTGTGATGCAGTAGCAGTATTAATTACATTATTTATATTAGTTCTACTTATATATAATCTGGTATTGAGTTGTGTTGGTGAGAAGTTTATTACTGAATTAGGTTGTGGTGTTAATAATTCACAGTTATTTATATACAAACTATATCCTCCATAATTAGAAAAATTCGCTATATTTATAGCAGGTGAAACGTTTGATAGACCTCCTATTACAAAATTTTGTATGGCTATAATATCAAGAGAAGGTCCTGATTGTCCTTGTGTGGTTATATTGACGGAGGAAATAAAAACTGATTTGGTGTTTTGTGATGATTGAACACCTACCAGATTTATTCTTGGAGTTGATATTATTAAATTTTCAGGATATGTTCCTGGATTGACATATATTGTATAATAAGTAGTATTGCCACCACATTTATCTATAGCAGATTGGATAGTGGCTAGTGGAAATATTGATGACCCTTTATCAAGGTCATTTCCACTTGTAGCATCAACATAAAATACAGTAGATGCAACTGGAGTTTTCCAAACTGTAAGACCTGTTAGGGATGCATTTAGGACTTGGTTATTCGTTCCATTTGACAGCGAACTATCTTTAAGTGATTGAAGGGCTACATTATTTGCATTAGTTATACTAAAATTATTTGCATTTAGCGTAGAGACTAATGGATTTGCTATGACAGAACCACTTAAACTATTTAATTTGGTGGCTAGATTATTTATTTGGAGACCTAAATTCCAGCTCATATTATATATATAACAGATATTAAATAACTATTTTTTATATTATATTTTTATAATAAATTTCTAACATTTAATAATATGAAAAATAAGGATAAACAAGAATTAAAGAATGATAAACAAGAATTAAAAGGATTAACTGCATATCCTCTTGGAGATGATGATATAAAAAAGTATCTTCCTAATAGTAAAATTATCACATATAAAGACCTTCATAAATATAGAAATATTGAAGACTTATTACCAAATAATCCTGATTATGTTTTTATATTATATGAAGATAGTATAAATAAGGGTCATTGGACACTGTTGATGAGATACAATAATACTTATGAATTTTTTTGTTCATATGGGTCTAAAATAGATGAGCCTCTTACGTGGTTTAATCCTGAAACCCGAAGAAAATTGGGAGAGACTACGCCATACTTATCGCAACTTTTAAATGCTGTTAGTGGTAAAATAATTTATAATAATGTTAAATTTCAAAAAGATAGTAATGATATTAATAGTTGCGGAAGACACGCTCTTGTTAGGACCTTGACACTTCTTAATGGTGGTATGACGCTTAAGAACTACCAAACTAAAATGAAGCAGGTAAAAAAACTAACAGGAGGCTCATATGATGAAATTGTAAGTGCTATTACAAGTGATTTGGATTAATACTTTTATACTTAAATTTTGCTGGGTTAGGCAGGTTAGGGAGGTTAGGGAGAATTGCTATATTTTTATTTTTGGGGATTTTATTTATAGATTATAGGAAAAATAGGTTTTCTGCCTAACCTCCCTAACCTTTTTAAAATGTTTAATTATAATAATACTAAAAGAATTATTATAGTTATTTTATACTTAAATTTCTAGTCTATAAAGTCTGTAGTTTGTTGTTCTTCTTTTTCTTCTTTAGGTATTTCATATTTATATCCCTTAATTGAATTACCATTTTTAACATTAACAATTTTAAGTCCGTTGTATCTTAGAAGAACTAAAAACTTTTTAATATCTATATCTTTTGATGTAGGATAATGCCTGTGAAAATACTCTAATAAATTAATACATTTGCTCACTTCTTCATCTTTTTCTACTAGGTATGTATTGATAAAATCTTTAACTGGATTATTATTATCAAGATATTGACCGCTACTATTGATTACATCTACAGGCTTATCAATAGTTTTATTATTTATATTTTTAGATGCATATTCAAATAACATTAATAAAAATTCATTAATAAAATCTGGTGTTATTTCATCTTTAAGAGCATAATTTATCTTTCTCTCTTCTGGTTTAGTTGGATTTTCAACAAATTTAAATGGATAATCAATTACTTCTAATCGTCTTGTAATACCTCCATCAATCTTATTTAATTTTGGCATTTCATTACATTGTAAGAATGGCGTAAATTGTGGTTTATATGTAGTATTATTTTTATGTAAAGCCCTGCAAGTGATTGGGTCGCCTCCTGTAATTGATTTTATAAAATCAACTTTAAGCGGTGAATTTGCATCGCTTTCAGGTTCGCTTATAGATAAATATCTAACACCTTGGCATCTTGCAAGTGTTGGAGATGGTTTATCTGCTTCATATTTAGTTGATAAAAATGAACTTTGTGCTTGATAATAATAATTTCCTAATGCTTTTTCAATTATTGTTGATAAAATCCCCTTGCCGTTGCCTCCTGTGCCTGTTAAAATATAAAACTTTTCAAATTTATTTGTGAAGAGTGATAAACCTGTTATTGTCAACCAATAATCTATTATATCTTTTTTTTCAAATATTGATTTTAACAAGTTTGTTATATTAGTTCTAATATCCTTATTTGATTTTTCATTACATAATAATTTATTAGTTGTCTTTATATAGTCGCTTGGTTTGATATTTCTAAATTCATTTTTACCAACATCATATAATTTATCATCAAATGAAAATAATTTTTGATTTGCATCTATTAAGTCATCTATATTATCAATTGTATAATGTGTTCTAAGATATTTTATAATGCCTTCTGCGTATGTTCCCATACCAACGCAATCATACTCCTTCTTTAATTTTTTCATTTTTTCTGTGAATTTCTCATCATCTAATTTTACATATTGCTTTTGTTCTTCAATATATTGTTGTAATTGGTCGCTTATGTTATTTAGTAGAGATGGTGGATATTTATCTCCTGTAGTTTCTAATACATTATGCATATTATATACATACCATCCTGTTTTAGATGATACAACATACTTATTTTTTTCTAATTGATAAAATATTTTTGAGTAGTCATTATGATTACTATTATTCATTAATTTCCAGAAATCATCTCGTTTAGGTTGAATACTTCTAAAGATTTCAATATTATCTTTTTTCAACCAAAAATAAAGTGTTGCAATTGTCAAACCTTTATTAATACTCTTGATTGAATTTAATATTTTATTGTTTTCTGCTTCATTATATTTCTTGTAATGTTTCTTACTATAATAATTAAATAGGTCTAAATCTAATTCTTCATTCTTGAATATCATATAAATATTTATCCAATCTGTATAACTAATAAATCTATCAGGATTTAGATTATCTAATATTGTATTGAGTATAGTATTATCAATTTTACATTCTTTCTTTTGTTCTGTCGTCGGTTGTATGTTTGTTATCTTCTTTGTGCATTTAGATTTTATGATTTTATATATTTCTCTAAATTCTCTATATGCAAGTATATCTGGTTCTTTAAATGAACTATTTATAAATTCTAAAACTTGGCATTTATCGCCGTAGAGGATATCCAATTTAAATTCTTCAAATTGTTCTGTGCCGTCTTTTATTCTATCCATAAAGTCATCTTTATTTACTTTGAACCAGTAATGATATTTATATGGTTGGGTCTTTGAATTTCTAAAAGTTCTTGTTTTTGTTGGGGTTAAATCATTTTGATATATATACTCTTCAAACCAATCATAACTGTCTTTTCCATCTGTATCAATAACTAAGTATTCATAAGATGGAACTATAAAAACATTTGACCATTCATAATCATAATATCTATTGTCAAAGTCTGTTGCAAGTTGTTGTGCCGATTTATCTTTCCATCCTTTAGTAAGAGTAAATTTTTTATTACCGTTTTCATCTAGAGAAATGTGAGAGCCGATAAATTTGAGGTCATTTTCAATTGCGAAAGTTATGATTTCACTTTGTGAGGACATTTATATATATATAATAGATTATATAATATTTCTTTAAGTAATTTTTTATATAAAAATTCTTATATGTTTTTTATAAAAATTTATATTCTAATATTATTATATAAATATAAAATGGATATTATTCATAACATTATCTTTCTAAAAGAGAAAGAGCATTGGAATTTAGAAGATGCTAAAATGCTGTTAGATGAACATAATATAGAATATAAAGATTATGAAGAAACAGATGATGTAATATGCTTCAATAGAGATGCTCCTAATGTGAAAAATGCTGTTAGTGATAATTTAAGATTACTATATTTAACTCCTCTCGTCTTCTTACTCTTGACTGATTTGGGTGAAGATGATGATGAGAAATTAACAGAACAACTACATATTGATTTAGAAAAATGTATTGTTGATTAGTTTTAAAAATATTGTTATAATATTTTTAAAATAATTTTTGTTTAATATTGAATGTTTTTTCTAGTATCTTTTAGATAATAATATTTTCTTGCGTCTTCTTCACCTTCAGTAAAAATAACTGCTTTATCTCTAATCAAATCTGTAGGATATTTATATCCTTTTTCGGTTTCTCTAACTATTTCCATAAACATATTTTTTACATTAATATAATCTCTATAACCATATACAATAACATATTCTCTTCCCCAACTATAACATCCATATTCACTTATAAAATATTTTTCATCTTTAGGATTCATCCTTTCTTGAACATCTACAAACTTATCTGTTATAGATGATATTCTATTTATTAGTTCTCGCATATACTCTTTACCGTCATCTCTCTTAGTGAGTTCCCCAAAGTCAATTATTCCAATAAAATTTATATTAAATCTCGGCATTTATATTATAATATACATAAATAGTATTTCTTTAAGTCAATTTATACTTATATTCTTTAAGTGATTAAATTTGATTAATTCACTTAAAGAAATACTATTTATATATATTATAATATAAATGACCGAAACATATTTAACAAAATTAACAAACGATAAAGAATGCAATAAACTTATTAGAACTTTTTTTAAAGACAGAAGCAACCTGATGAATGATATCTATTATAATGATGTTGTTATTACAACACTACTTGATAATAGAGTAAAAGAATATATACAAGCACAACACAAGGCGAAACAACAACAACGACAACGGATGATTTCATTTTTTGGATTTTAATAAATAAACTTATTTTAAAAATATTATAACAATATTTTTAAAACTAAACAACGCCGTTAATCAAATTTAACAGGTCCGTATTTTGCTAGTAATTTAATATGTCTATCGCTTTTAATATGTTTTGACTTGTTAAAATAAGTATAAGAGCCACAACATACAGGGCATATTATCTTCTCTTTCACTTTATCAGCGTTTTTTTCCATAAATTTTTTATGATAAACTTTGTTATCATAGTCTTGCGGTCTCTTAACAGAGCCTAGAAATAAGTCCAAAAACTTAACATCATCAATTTGTCCTGCTTCAGGGGTTTTAAAATCTTTATCAACAGCGTTTGAAATCAAAGCAGGTGATGTAATTTGTTCCATTTTTAAACTATTTTGATTAGTTTGATGAAATAAAATGTCTTCTAAGGTTCTAATATCCATTATTATATATATATAATATATCTTTAGATATTTTTATAATTAAATATTTTTATATATTTTTTAATTAAATTTTAGGGTTAGGCAGGTTAGGGAGGTTAGGGAGAATTGCTATATTTTTATTTTTGGGGAAATTATTTATAGATTATAGGAAAAATAGGTTTTCTGCCTAACCTGCCTAACCTGCCTAACCTTTAATATCTTTATAATTAAATAATACTATTATAATACGACTTCGCCACCTTATTCATTCTTAAACGGTCTTTATCTAATTGTGATAAATTACCAAGTTCTTTAAGATTATATTTTATTATCTTTTTAGTAGTATTATCATCATAATTATCTGCAACTAATTTAATAGCGTCAAGATTACTTAAGCGTTTATATATTTGACCGTATTCACTATTAAAAAAATTAGTTAAATCTACTAATTTATTTTTATCGCCTTCTGCTTTATACATATTGAACATTCTTTTAAGAACTTTATAATATTTTCCTTCCTTCTTCAATTCTTTAATATCGCTTTTCAAACCTGATATATAATCAACCGTAATATTTTCTCCAAATTTATATATGACAGAAATTTCAGTTAATCTATTATCTATATTTGCTACAATATCCAACTTAATAAAATCTACATCATTAAAATATTTAACAAATTTATTTTTATCAATATTATCAGCATTATACCATCTAATTTTCTTATTGTTCAAAGTCTGTAGTTTCAGTTCAATAAAATATATTCCAAACTGTTCCCCAACCTTCCTAACAATATTAATAATAGTATTATACGCTTCATCTCCATTGATTTTATCAGGAATTTGACAAAAGAAATCATAATCACTAAAAAATTGCTGTGATTTCAAAGATGACGACCCTTTAATATCTATTTTATATTTATTAAATTTTAATATTTTGATGATATCAATTATTTTATAATCAAATTCACTTATATTTCTTTTATGTAATACATCCATTTATTATAATATAATAGATATTATAATAAAAATATGTTAATAATCTAATGCTTATTATATTTCCTCACTTTATAGAAATCGTCTCTACTATCATTGTATATAATTTGTTTGCCTGTGCCTTTTAATTCTTCCATAATAAAATCATCAGCAAGTTCTTCCCGTTCTTCGTCGCTCATATTATCACCGCTTTCATCACCTGCTACTCCTTCATCTTCATCATCGCTTATAATATGACGACCTCTTCCACTCTTACTCTTACCACTGCCTGTCTTCTCCTCTTTCTTCTCCTCTTTCTTTTTCTTTTTCTTTTCCTTTTCAGGATTAAATGATTGTTTATTGTTTTGAAGTTGTATTATCATATTATCTAAATTATCAAGACTTGAAACCATTTCAGTATCATCTCTAGCATTTAAATTATTCAAACTAACCACAATATCCTCAAGTCTAGCAATTGTATTTTTCGCTTCTCTTATACTTTTTTCATCTAATTCGCCACCTTCTGCTATAAGTTCAAGATTATGTTCTATGTCTAGTTCTGTATCATCTATAATTTCTTTTCTCTCGGTTAATCTGTTATTTATTTTTGCTAAAGCATCTACACATTGTTCTATCTCTTTAACATCACTATTTGCATCTTTGTTTAAATCATCTAATTTTTTAGTGTATTTTTGTAATTCTGCATTTAATCTTTTTACCTTTTTGTATTCTTTTACTAGAGCTGCTCTTAGGTCATCTATTTCTTGCTCAACTTCTGCAAGATTTTCTATAGGAGGGGCTTTTTCAAGTTCAGCAAGTTTAAGTTCAATATCTGCCTTATCAATTTCGTTTAACCTTATTTGGTTAAGTCTTTGAGCATTTATTTTACGGACTTCTTTCGCTTTTATTAGTAATTTTTCACCATACCTGAAACCGTCTAAAACTTTTTCAACATCTGCACCCGATACATCCTTCAAATCATCTTCTAATTGTCTTCTATTTGGTATTTTAATCCCTAATTCACTTTCTAGAGCATCTAGACGACTTTTAACATCACCAATAACTGGATAATTTCTTAATGCTACGGACCTGTCAAATGCAACAGATGGATTTAATTTTTGATATTGCATTATCAACTTTCTTCTGGTTTCACTCTGTTCGCTTAATATTTGTTTGAAACTGGTTTCCATATCTATATTTTCAATAACTTTATAATTATTTACTTTTAATTGGTCAGCAATACATCTATAAACTGATAATGAATGTAATATACCAAATACTGATTTATCAATTCTATTTACAACAGATGATATCCCTTCACTACCAAACAAATAATTTAATACTTCATTCATACCAAATATTAACGCTTTTAATTCTGGGTCAATCTCTTGAAATTTAGTTTGTATAATCATTTTACTTGTATCACTTAAACCCTGTTTTGTATATGCTCTAACAATATTATTATATGCTGTTAATACATCTCCGTAATTAGTAATACTTGTAAGTGTCTCTCTTACTCTTTCATTTTTTGTCGTTGATTTTGGGTCAAATCCTTTAAAAGAATTTATATTAGATATGAAATAATCAAGAGTTTGAACCTTTTTATTTAATACAATCTTCATTTGTTCAAGACCTTTATCAACTGATATTTCTGCTTCCGTATCCCGCATAGTCTTTGGTTTAGCATTATCATCAAATTGCTTAACAGATTGCTTCTGGCGTTCAAAAACAATCTTGCGAATATTTTTAAACTCGTCAAGCACTTCCCTCACTTGATTTCTCCTTAATTCTTCCTTGCTTATGCTCATATATATAATATAAATAGATATTAATTTATATTATATTAATTGTTTTTTTTTGAGGTTTTAGGGTTTATAGAGACCTTCTTTTTTAACTATACCTGATGCTTGTATCATAGATACACCTCTCTCTTTCATAATTTTTTTTACAATTGAGGCTCTTTTATTTGGTTTTTTACCACCAGAACCACCAGCACCTTTTATGCCCTGCATTTGGGCTACAGGCACAAGGCTTTCTTTATTTTTACCAAGACCAAAAAGACCACCAATAGCACCAGCAGTTCCAAGTATTGGATTCCCAGTTAGAAGTCCTGCAGTCTTTAAACCATTTGAAAATAGTCCTTTTCCTTTCTTACGTCCACCACTAACATTTTGAGTTTCTGCAGTTCCAAGAAGTGTTCCACCTCTTAAGGAAGTTTGAAGGTCTTGTAAAATCCCAGAACCTTTTAATTGTTCTAATTTTTGTTGTTGCTTTCGTCCAAGACCGAATAAACCACCAATATCTTGTATTAATCCTCCACCTTTTAGATGGGCTTCTAGTTGTGATTTCTTGTTCTTACCGAGACCTATGAAGCTCATCATACCATCTATTAGTCCAGCACCTTCTAATCGTTTTTTCTTACCAAGACCTAAGAAGTTCATCATACCGTCTATTATTCCAGCACCTTCTAATTGTTTTTTCTTACCAAGACCGAATAAACCACCAATAGCACCAGCAGTTCCAAGCATTGGATTCCCAGTTAGAAGTCCAGCAGTCTTTAAACCCGATGATAATAGTCCTTTACCTTTTAATTGCTTTTGATTTTTCTTTTTACCATAACCCATATAATCAGCACCTTTACTTGCTAGTTCTAGACCAGTTGATATTGGTTTATTATATAATCTCTTGCCATAGTCATATACATTTTTTCCTTTATCAAAAGCATATTTGGATGCGTCGTATGCTTTATTAGCGAGATTTTTGACACCATCAAATACACCAGCACCTGCCATCTTAGACGGGCGACCGCGACGACGACCACCAGATGCACCGCATCCTTTAACATCATCTTTAATAACAGGCATTAAATGCATCTTAGTTCCACCAGATGCCCCACCACCAGAACCACCACCACCAGATGCACCAGCACCTTCAACACTTCCAAAACCAGTATCCCTATATGACCCTGATGCAAATCCTGAACCGCCTTTAATACAATAATCTTCATTTTCATCATCAGGATGATGTCCGCCTTCCATAAGTCCTTGACCTTCATAATATACATCAGGAAGATGAGGTAATTCATAATATCCTTCACTATCAACTCGTTTTGATGCATTACCAGAATTGAAACGTATTCCACCAGTAAGCCCATCAGTTTTTGAAAAAGCATTGCGGTCGGCGTAATTCCTATCAGCATTATTGACTTGTCTTGCTAACCTTCTATTATAATTGTTGTCATACGGCATAACTTTTTTATATATATTATAATTAGATTTTAATTATAATAAATTTTCATAATTTCTTAACACAGTTTGAAGATGAGTTGCATTCACAATATACAAGTTTCTTAAAAAATAACGCAATTTTTGTATAACAAGTTATTGTTTTGTCTTTTACAATTTTTTCTACCTCTTCAATAGTCTCAACAGCATCTTTTTGTATATCTTTTTGTATATCTTCCGGTTTAGACATATATTAATAAAGATTAGATATTTTTTAACAAGGTTGGACAGCGACAGGAGCAGATGCAACACCACTTGCAACATCACCGCCGAAATTTGGTGAGGATGCTACTTCATTGACCCAGTAGATTGTAAGAGCGGTTGCAAGGGCTTCACCATTATTTGATGATGTAATTGTAAGTGCGGGAGCAAATTGATTTACAAGAAGATTGCCGTTTACTTGAGGTGTTGGAGTGCCTACGGCTATACTGTATCTAGTTGTTGCATTACCGCCAGAAACACCAACAATTCTTGATGATTGTTGATATAAGTTATATAAAGGGCGTAATACTGCATTTCCATTTTGATTTGCGGAAGCGACTGAAAGAACACCAGTTGCCCAATTACCGACACCTGTCGCACCTGCGGTTATTGAACAAGAATATACTACGCTTGGGACTGCTATACTAAAATTTGACATTATTATATATAATATAAAGAGATATTTATTTTATATTATATTTTTTTAAATTAAAAATTTTATAAATAAAAATATTTACATAAGACGGTCCGCAAGACGAGATTTACCACCACTACGACCCGCACCTAAAGCACCAAGCACTTGAGCTCCGGCTTTAGCATATTTATTATCCATATTGTTTAAAAGTTCTTTTCCAAGTTTAGGAACTATTGGTAAAATATTACCAGCAACTGATTTTAGACTGTCTAAGAAACCACCACCTACAAGACGCTTAACAGATGCGTGGTAGTAGGCTTCTTGCTCACTTGCATCTAATACATCCTGCTTAGTTAAAATACCAGTGAAGGTGCTTGATGTTCCTCTTTCACAACAGAAGACACCTGAATTTTGTGTAATCAGCACAATTTCAAATGGTGAAGCATTAAGAGCCGAACCAGTATTATTCTTAACAGTTAGATTTATTTGTAAATTGAAGTTGCCTAAACTTCCAGATGCGTAGAAGTCTTCACTGATTTGTATGTCCTTACCGAATGCAAGAACCAGATGAGAACCAGATGTAGGAATAACGCGACCATTACCAGATGATACATCATATTGATTAGCATAACCTGCATATTCTAAATATGATTGATTGCATCCATTTTCTGTTGAATATCTCCATAAATCATTAGGGGTGGCATTTGAGAGGATACCCGCTTGATTATTGAATTGGATTGCAACTTTAGTAATAGGCAACCAGCAGTCCGCATCATTAGATTTTTGTTCGCCCATCACCTTACGAACCATAACATAGAGAAGGTCCGGAATTTGATTGAGTTGAAGTGAATTGGTTGTTAGAGGCAATTCACCATTGACACCAGTGGTTAATGATACTTGTGTAAGATAACGAGGCATTTCATAAAATGGAACAACATTTCTAGCAGGCATTACATCACTAGGATGAGGAGTGATGAAGTTGAATAATAGTTTTGAACTCGCAATACTAACAAACGAAACAGTCTTTCCTGCTGTAGAAGAACGCCATACTCTGTCAGCACTACCGAAATTAAATACGAAATTTAAATTTTGAATACCATATAAGGCTTGATTATTTGAAGCAGGGTCAGCATAAATAAATGGTGATAATAATACTGGTTCAAAAACGGTAAAGGTGCATAATACAGTTTTTTCTGTAGCACCATCACCTTGAGTATTACCACTGATGCTATCAAGAACCCAAGTTCCGCGATTGTATAAATCATTATCAGCAACGTTTTCAAAACCACCTAACACGTTATTAACTGCACCGACAGCGTCTTGATAATTGCGATAAGTGTCATACATTACTGGGGTCATACCATTATATCTTGATAATTGACGTTTATCATTCATACGAAGAATAGATGGAAGCACATCACGCATATTGATAGAAACCGTATTATTATTAATTGTTGCTGTCATAACACTTGCTAGTTGGTGAAGAGGAAATGCCGATAATGCGTCAGTTAAACCGTAATTTACTAATCTCTTTCCCGCTTCAGGAGTTCCTTTAATTGATAAAGTGATTTGAGCGGTCCAAATAAGGCGACGGTCTATCATTGTCTGTTCGCTTGGAACTTGAATATTCCAAGTGCAAGAACTAGTTGATGCAGATATAGCATTGAATTGTGCGGCACTCATATTCTGGCCACCCTTATGAACGGCATACGAAATTTGGTCGCTTACATTTAATCTGTCGTCTTTGACTAATACCTTTTTAAAGTCTTTACTCATTTATATATAATATAATAGATATTTTTATTATATTATAATCTTAAATTAAAAATTTTTATATATTTCTTTAAAAATACTAAATACCTAATTTTGTTGAATATAAGTCTTTGCGTCGGAACATTATCTTAATATTACCAGCACAACCTGCATTTAAATAAAAAGGATTAAGATTACCATAATAGTCTTTCCAATATACTGATATTTGGATAGCAGATAGGGGCGATGTCCCTGACATATCAACTAATCTATATTCACTAGAAGGAGTGTATTGAATATTTGGTATATATTGGTCTAATGCACTGAAAGGAACTTGAAAATCGGTAATGATGGGGGCTATATTGGCTGCACCTGAACCACTTGAGACACCTCCAATAATGTTAGATTTTGGAACGGATATTAACTCGTTATTAACAGGTAGCAATCCCGTTGTAAATACTATAGATGAAATAGGATTTAATAGAACCGCAGTTGATGCTTCCTGATATGCTTGAAGGTATGTTATGCTTGTTGTTGTAAATAGATTAAAATTATTAAATGAATTCATCAACATTTTATTAGTATAAACTCCATTGAATAATGTTGTTGTTGATGGAAACGTATGATATAATTGATAAAGAGCATTATTAAAAAATATATCTATTCGTTTATTTGCTGTATTTGATGCATTATACCATTGATTATCACCATTAAGAACGGCATTTAATGCCTGAGGGTCAAACTCCATAAACGGGGCTGTTGCATTTAGAGTGGTTGGTATTGCATTATTAGGAAATGTATTATTCCACGCTACAATATTTACAATATTTGCAGTTGCCCAATTAGCATATGCTACTTGTAAATTATTAAATGCATTTTGAAAGCAAGTATTAATCATCAGTATCCATTCTTGATAAGAATATATATAATAGTAATAACTGCTGAAGTCTTGTTTTGTTATGGGAGCATCTGGGATTGGTTGTGATTCGTCAAAAGGAACATACTGGACATTTGATGTAATAGAACCAATAAAATCAGGCACATTACCACCTGGAGCAACATATCTATAATATAATGTTATAGCATACACTAATACATTAGGGTCATTTTGTCCTAATTTTACGGTTGGTATAAATTTTGGCAGAGAGGGCGTCTGTAATGAAAATCGCACTATGGACATAAAATAATTTTCAGGACAATATAGATAGGGCTGATTACGGGCTTCAATAAAATTAAAAATTACGGGTTTTTGGTCTCCTGATACGTTATTATTAATTATATCTAGGTCGTAATAGTAATGATATGCTTGGTTTGGGTCATATTTTGCTCTTAATTGAATACTCATATATAT